TATAATAAGAAATTACTTATTCATATTTATATTATATACCCAAGTTCTATTTTATCCAAGGAGGTAAATTTAGATGGCTTATAATGATACATACATTGCTGTATTGCTAACAACCTGTGATAAATACACTCCAGGGAAACAAACTTTTCGTATTCAAAGCTTAGTTGGTCTCAAGGAAAACTCTAATCAAATAGAGAAGACTGAAAACCAAGGTGGTAATCTTTTGAATAAAGAAACCGACCATCTACCTTTAGGTAGTGCCAATACATCAGCTGTAATCACAATTGATGTACCTTATGAAATCTCAAGAAGATTTCCTGTTAAATTTATCCCACCAGGGACTCGTTTCTTAGTATCGTTCTCTTCTGGTGATATCAAGAATCCTATCATCGTTGGAGGTGACTACTAATGTCGTATTATGATTACTCTAATTTAACTGCTCCCGAAAATGCCCATACGTTATCCGAATTCGTTACTGCTGGTAAAACCCATGCCGAAAATCGGTATGTTGATTTCTGCTATATGGAGAAATTGGGAAGTATTAATTTCGTGGTACGAAATATTTTGAGGGATTATATAGAAGAACTCAAGGAAGAAACAATCGAATGTACCCTAAGCCTTGAGGAGCAGTTAAAATATAGATATAATCCTAAACACCTAGCACTAGATATTTATGGAAGTACAGATTTATACTTCATTATCTTGATGCTTAATGACATGATTGATGTCAGAGAGTTTAGAGATATTCATAAAATTAGATTACTACGTAGAAGTACTCTAATGGATATGATTTCTAAGATCAATACATCTGAAAGAATTAATCTAGAGAAGTATAATGCTAAGCATTCACATCTGTAGATTCATTCTTATCCCATTTAACGATAAATCTAACGTCTACTCTATCACCGTATAGATTAGTCCCAGAACCTTTAACTACAACTTCATAACCAAGTAATTCGTAATAGCCAATAATATCTTCTAGGTCTTTCTTTTTGAGTACAGCTAATTTGCTGTACTCAAATATTTGCTCTTTTTGAGTCTTAGCATTTTCAATCAATGATACAATCTCTTCATTCATAGCTTGAATGAAAGCTGTTGCTGTGTCAGAATAGTTTTTGAATTCTGTGATGATGTTAAATGCATCTTGTGCTGTAATCATGGGTAATCCTCCTGATTTTAAAAATATAATTTATATTAAGCAAGGAATGAGATTACTTTAATCTCACCATTACTCATATCCATATCATCCATTACATACAATGGCTCTTCTATCATACTGAACGGGTGTAATAATTCAGACTCATCTACCACTATTTCCTCTTTTGGTTCATTACGAACTACTGTAGGTTGTGGTATAATATCTAATTCATCTTCACTATCTAAACCCATAAACGGACTTGGCTCTGTCAGTAATTTATTTTCTCTTTCTGGTAATTTTACACTACCATCAAAGCGATACATTTCTGATGGAGCTCCGTTCATAATATCTTTCTTACTACCACTGAGGTTAAGTACACTCAATGGTGAAGCAAGTTTAGAATCTTCTACTAATTTAATAGTATTAGTTTTGTCAAATGGTTGGAAGAAAGTCCTATCAGTTGCTGTGCATTTATAACGAGTCTTAGTTACTTTGAAACCCATATACTTTTCTTCACCGACCCATTGTGGAACGATGAAGATAGTAGCATCTACGTTTTCATCAATAAGACTAGACTCACCGATATTAGCACGACCGATACCATCGGTAACATCTTTCTTAGAATTATTACGAATTTCATCGACAGTCTTAGCACCCTCACGGTTAATTTGTGATGCGGTGATTACTGGAATATCAAATCTATTCGCAAAGTTTTTCAAGTCATTGATTACTGCACCTAATTTAAAACGTTCTTCCATTTGATAATTATCAATTGGTTTAATACGTTTAATATAGTCGAATAATACCCCAATGACTTCATATCCTCTATTTGCAAAGTCTTCTGTCATTTGATGTAAATAACTTACATCAACAGAGTTAATTGGTTTATAACGAATCGCCATATTAATTGGAGATGATTCATTAACTACCATACCCTCTTCGGCTAGTTGTTCTAATACTTGGTCTGTTGTGAACTCAGCCATATCTTTGTCTGTACCACAAGAGATAGTATATAAAGAATCAACAGCTTCTCTCATTGTATTTTCCATCGTGAAGAACAACAATAGAGGTTTCTTAGTTTTATCTTTGCATTTGAAGTTTGTATTATACTTCTTAATTTGATAGAAGATATTAAGTAAGGTTGTCGTTTTACCTTCACCTGGTAAACCAAATAAACAGTAAACACGAGAACCTTCGAAACCACCAGAAAGAATATCATTAAACCGATGCATACCAGTTTTCAATTTGTAAGAAGGTTGTTTCTTACGATTTATGATTAAATCTAATGGTCCTCTTGGATTGGATAACAAGAAGTCTGTTTCATCTGTATTTGTATCAATATAGTTTTCATTGAATTGAGTAGATGCACCATTAATTATTTCTTTAATACGCATTGCATTTTCGAAATAATTTTCAGGACTTCCGTTGATATAATCCGCGATGGATAGATTTAAACTTTCGATAGTTTTATTTACAGTTTGAGTATCTAAGATATTTGTAACAACATCTTCTACCCATTTAACTTCACCATCAGAAAGTTCTTGGAAAGATGGAATATCTAAATTTTCGTATTTATTACCAACCAATCCACAGATTGTGGTTAATAATAAATCACGACCAATTGTAGACCCATATCTTAATCTAAGCTCAATAGCATCTATAGCAAATAGATATCTGAGCATCATAGATTCGTTTTCGCTGAAGTGTTTTACTTCACTAGCCTTTAATACTTTCAATAAGTTTTCAAGACCAGTAACTCCAATCATTTGATTTTCGCTCAACGCGTATTCACAGAACTTAGTAAACATTTGGATGTTATAATTTACATTCAAACGTACTGTTTGGTTTCTTTTTGTACCATACTTACTGGTTCTACGCCGCTGTCTTTCACGGATAGTTTCTGCCATCGTACCACAATTCCTTCCCAAGAATTAAAATTAAATATTTTGTAAGATTCCGATTAAATCTTCGTAAGTCAAAAATACGCTTCCCTCGGATTGATTAATATATCGAACCAATTTATTCTCCGGCGTAATATTCTTATCGAATAGATAATCATAATTTTCGTACTCGTTTTGAATCTCTTGAAGATTCTGTACTATATTGTCATTATGAATTTTAGTTTCGATTTTTACGTTAGGATTATTCCGATAAAATGTCTGAATAATCTCTAAATTTTCTGGATTAGTCTCAGTAAATCGAACTCGAAGGTATTTAATATCTTCTTCTTTCATAGTTTGAGCAATATATGCTATCATATCTTTAGGATCTCCATTAATCATGGAATCCATATTTATAGTAATATACTTATCAGATATGATTGGTTCATAATGAACAGCATATTGTCGAGTTCTCATATCTTGCATCATGATGATGAAGCCTTTTTCTTCTTCCTCACCAAATTGCCATCTATATGGAGAACCACAATAGTAGAAATGTTTTGCATAGCATCCAGGTGTATGCACATGACCAGATATAATTGGACCAGCACAATGTCTGAAATGGTCCATATAGAATACTGGTTCTCTATCTGAATTCAAATTAGGTATATCTTTACCAAAGATAGCACCTACGAATGTACCATGCATATAGCACGCATCATAGAATCCAGATTGGTATAAGAATTGCTCATAATATTCAGAACCTTTACCATATAATTCTGGAATACAAAGAATTCTTTTGCCTTTGACTGTTTCGAATTTAACTTCTTCGATAATCCGAACGTCTGTCCCATTTGCTATAGCTTGTTCAGCCATAGGGTAGAATAATTTTATTTGATCTGCATCATGGGAGTAAGTACCGGCAATAATTAGCAATGTAGCATTTTTAATTGCACATACTTTGATCAAATCAGAAATAAAATAACAAGCTAACGAAACAGACTCAGAGTTAGCCATAAATTTATGATGAAAAATATCACCATTAACCGATACTATATCTAGAATCGGTAGGGTCATAAGTCGATCTATGAATTGGTCTTTTAATAGTTTATATTGCTCTTTTGGATCCATAGCTCCAAAATGTATATCCGATATATGGGCTTCAACGAAAAAATCTTGCATATTATCCCCCTAAAATTGTCTTAAAGTGTCTCTTATGGTCGTGTTAGAGCAACTTTACATTTTAATTTGAGAACTATATTGTAAGGAAGAAAGATACTAGTTTTGTTTCCTCTTATAAAATATATACCTTAATCAGTCACATTTTGTTTTACACAGCCATAACAAATGTGAACTTACAAGAATATAAATTTGGTGATTAGTTTATATTCGTTTTAGCCTGCTGACTAAAAAGATACTTGACATGATATAGACCGTTCGTGTTGGTTTTAAATGTGGTTTTTAGTTGATTAACATATTTAAAATCAGGTCTATAAAAACTCCTATGCTTAAATAACTACTGTTGTTCGTTTATAGTAACTTTCCTTATAGATAATATAAAATCTTTAGTTTGTTTGATGGCCAAACTAAAGCTCCTTGTGGACCTTTCTGTCTTACACTACTTAACATGACTCTTAATACTGTACGTTTAATGCCAAACTAGTATCTTCTTCCTTAAGCGTACATTGCTGCTCCAAACTAATGATGTGTGTACTCGGTCTACTCCATATGGAGTAGACCACCCTACNNNATTGTGGTAACGATTTAGACCATCTTTCATTTATAATACGTCAAACAACAACCTAAACGATTACCCTGTTATACTTCTAATAATTCATAACCAAGAACCCTTCATTTTATTCATATTCTCGACATCACATACCTTTTACTATTTTTGATATAGGATAAGATGCTGTAATAGAATTAGACTTAACCACATTTCTTATTTTATTTTAGATAAACTGTAAACTTATCAAAATCATATATAAGACAAATCAGAAAAAAGCTAAATACATTATAAATACACACTGTAGATTATCTCAATCTATAGAATTAACTACAAACTTTATAAGTCAATTCTTGGTTCTTGGTTTATTTTGCCGGTTTAGAAAAACCGGAAGAGAATTTTATGATAAAAGTCCCGTTACCAGATATCTGGTAACGGAGGCTTTTTCGCAAAATTATTTAGTGTAGATTTCGTTAGCTTGTTCTAAGAATAGTTGTACACATATTTCTACTAGCTCATTGGTTATTTCAGATTCCAACTGAGGTAATCTATAATTACCTGAATCGATATATCTATTTGGTTTTAATTCATATAACGACCAAGATACTCTATCGTCATCATATGGACAAACCTTATACCGCATCAGACGATTTCTAAATATACCGATATCGATAAAGTACATATCATCTTTAGTTACTTTATAACTTGGTCCTACAAACCTAATCATATTATACTTAAGCTTACTGCCAATTGGTTTATTTAAATATAGACTATGGGTCTTAGTATTATTTTTACTTAACTCAAAAGTCCATAATGCTGCCCAATAGAGATTATTCCTTTTAAATAATCTCTTTATACATGATTTGAAGCTAAGAGTATAGAACCATAATACTATAGAGTAGAGAATAGGAGCAAACCATCTTAGTTTTTGTATAGTCATAGAATAGCCGACTATATATCTTATTAAAATGCGTTCGACCATTTTAGCTCCTTGTAAATATCTTTGAACTTATTCTCCATATTTAGGATATAGTTATAGGAAGTCAATAGACTAAAGAACATTTGATGGCAATATTCCATAAATTCAGCTTGTTCTGGTATATTCATATCACAATGAACTACTTCAAATACACTATCACGTTTATCCATTCGAAGTATAGTAAATCCATCGACCTCAATACCTTCACAATACCATAATAGATATCTATAAGCTGCTAATTGTAAGAAGTACTTAAAAGATACTTGATTAGAAGTCTTAAAGTCCATTAAGAAGATTCTATCATCTACTGATAATAGTAAATCATAAGTACCACCAAAGTATGGACAAGTTAGAGTCTTTTCAGAGCCTAACACTGTTACTTTGTGCTTATCATTAAGCATTCTCCACCAAGTTTCAAATGATTCAATACAATTCACTGATTCCTGCATCAAATCATGACCTGGTTCTAGATTTGGTGAATTAGTGATAAGTTTAGCAAGGTAATTGTGTACTTCTGTACCAATATTCGCTGCATGATTTAATACTTTTCTATAACTTTGACGTTTAAATCCTAAACTATTAGCCCAATACATCAAAAAATCATCATGGATAGTTCTCCCAAGAACTGATGTTACTCTTGGGACTTTGATACCGTTACATTCGTAACTACTTTTAAAATCTTTATCTTGTAATACAATATCTTCGATAATTTTGATATAAGATTTTGTTAAATCGTTGTCTAAGACCATTGTTCGACTTATTCCTCCCAATATTATAATATACAATTATTGTAAAAAATAAAAGAAAATGATAGCTACTCATCAATAGAGAATACTTCTGGTGCTTTCCCAAGTAATAGATTGAACATGTGCTCTGGTGTTGGGATTTCTTCCCATCTTTCTGCACCATCATATTCGTGGCGATATAGAATATAATCAACGCTGTAAATGATAATATCGATATTGACTTCAGCGGTACCTAGCCCATCGTCATAATTTTTATTTCTAGCTAAATCCTTAAACATTTCCCAAGTCATAAATTTACAATCTCTAGGGTTTCTTCTATTGACAACGTATATTACTTCTTCTTCTTTTATCCCTAAATTATCTAATACTTCTAGAGTCTCTTTTAATAAATTAGCCATTTTTATTCTCCTATTAAAAATTATAAACTTTCGCATTTTATAATGATGTGCCGGTACAAATAGATTACAAAAACATAGTAGTAAAATTACTAAAATACCCCCGTTTCGTTTAATGAAAGGATGATATATAGTGGCTAAATCTATTACAGATGGCTTTATTTTTCAAAGCTATAAGCTAAATGAACAAGACATGCTTAAAGAAATTATGCATGGCTCCAGAATAGATAAAAACACAACGGAATTTATCGAAGACATTGCTAGTCCAGTAAAACGTAGTAATGCTCCAGCTTATTTGATGAAGATTCTTACTTCTGAAAACTGTGTACTTCTTGTACCAAAGAAACCTTTCCCTCGTCCATTTAAAGTAATTTACTCTGGTGATGGTAGAGATAAAAGAAATAAGAAAATCTATATCGATGTAACTGGATTGGTTAAAACAAATAAAAACAATCGTTTCAATGCTAATATTGAAACATTGATTGCTTATCTTGTATCTGCTAAAGTAAATATGGTTTATAATAAAATTCCTAAAACTTATGTGAATACAAGTAAGAACTTTATCGATTTAACTTACATCTATGCTCGTCTATTTACTCATATTATTGACTTCGTAGGTAATATTTCTAATATTCCTGGTCAAAAAGAAAAAATGATGTATCATGCTGCTCGTTACTTCATTCAATCAGTAGCAGAATTAGATGTAAATGAAGATAAGGTTATTGAACTAGCTGCTAAAGCTGCTGGTATTCGACCTATTGAAGCTAAGACTCTTTCTATCGTAGCTAATGAAGAAGATTATAAAGATCTTCCTACATTCATTGAGTTTATTAAAGAAACATTCAAACTTGATCGTTTAACTACAACTTTATTCATTGAAAAATGGATGTATTTATATGGACCTGGCACTATCTTTGGTGCTGAATACGTTCCTGCTTTGATTACTATGATTACAGATGCTTTCTGTGGTGTATACTTAAACAATCAAAAGACAATTGAAAAAGTACTTGGTACTAGTCTAGTTTCTTACGGTAAATATATTATTTATACTGAAATTGCTTAGCTAAAGGTGATGTAGGGTATAATTACCCTACATCTTTCTTTGCTTTATTTTATTGAAAGGAGATAATAAAAATTGGATAACTACGTTCATAATCCAGATGAATGGAAAGATACCGAAGAAGAGATCTCTCGTTATTCCGATATAGTATCTCTCACCGAATATAAGCGTACCCAAGCTGCAGAAGCTATAGACAATGTACAAGTTGGTTTAGTTCCTTATCTCGTTAAGCCTGGCTTTAGTACAGATAAACTTCACTTCAAAGATGGTAAGTATAGAACTCTTCATAGACGTAAGAACTTATTCCTTCACTTATATGATATCAAGAATAACTATGTTTATTCTAGAACCTCTCCAGACTTCTTTGAAAGTCTAATGCTAGATGCAGTAGAAAAGGAATACATCACACCATTCTTATTATTCGTAGATGATGTATTTATCCCATGGTCTAAATTGAAGTTGGTTAAATCTAATAAACACTTAACTGCTATCATAGATGGTTATGACTATGATTACGAACCAAAAGATGTTTCTATTCTAATGCTTCCTACAAAGGTATCGTATTCTGAAGATAGTTATGCTAAAGATGGTACTAAGATTCAATTCAGATTCAATGATCGAGGTCTATTTGACCCAACTGGCAATATTGTAATCGGTACAATGCATCCTAAAGCTAAAGTATTAGTATACCGTAATCAAGAATTTAGAAAATTCAAGTTGGATATTAATACTAAGAGGAAAATACCTCGTAGCTCTGTAGCCGTGTTTACTCCTGATGGTAAATTTAGTACATATTACCGTGTAGTAACTTATGCTGGGAACTTATTGACTATAGATGACCCATTCTTCAGAACTCATCCATTATCTGCAGTTGTTACTTACTTCGATGAAGGTATTGATTCAGAAGATTATATCAATCGTTTCCCTAATAATGTATTAGCTAGACGTATTGCTGCTGAAGAAACTATCACTGATGTACCAGGGATTGATACTATCGATAGGAAGTTGATGCAAAAAGAATTTGACTTTAAACATCTTCCATCATTATCGTATGAAGAGAATATTAATAACTCTATTCAATATATCTTTGACTATGATAAGAATAAGTTTGATCCTATATTCGATAAGAATAGTACGATGCATTGCTGTGAATACACTTATACCGATATAGTAAAACGAATGGATGCTGATGGTTGGGTTACGATGAGTAGAGATATTTATGGTAAGTCTAACTTCCATAATGAAACTTATGTAATGATCTTCCATAACAATGAACTTCCAGAGTACTATAAAGATATTGTGTATGAACACGATACATTCAAATTCAAACCTACTAATCTTGGCGTAAATGACTTCATTGAGATCGTCTATATTAAAAATATACGCAATGAAGTATTACCTATAGACCAAGAACACAAAACAGATGAAACATATCTAAACGTATCTGACTATTATATTCCACCAGAAGAGTTATTAGTATATACTAATAAACTAGGTGATCATGCTTTATGTCCTCTTAATATCAAATATGATTATGAGACAGGTAAGGTTAAACTACCTAAGGATGAATATATAAATACAGATCTCTATGTAGGTTCTGTAAACCAATTTAGATATGCTAAGATAAACATCAAAAAAGAAACCAATGCTATTTCTTTACCACTATATTTCAATAGTGCTTATAATCAAGATAAGTTCTTATTATTTATCAATGGTCGTTTGTTGAATAGCATTTATTATAAGACTCTAGTTCCTACTTTATCTGAACCTAAGATCAACTTCAAAGTTATTTATACTATGAAGACAGTTAAACCTACAGATAGAGTAGAAGTATTCTATTTAGGTATGAATACAGGTAAAGGTTTAGAATCATATACCAATAACTTGGTTATCAAGAGTATTATGTCATATGCTACTAGCGATATGCAAACTACTTTTGAAATTCCATTGCCATTTAAAGACTATGATGCATCTGCTCAAGGTGCTGTAGCTGTATTTAAACATGGTTTGTTTAAATCTCCTGAAACTTATTATACTTATAAAGATGGAGATAAATGGTATATTACATTCCTAGACCAAGACGATGAATGTATTATCGGTGAAGAAGTAACATTCTTATTCCCGTACTATTCGACTAAACCTTATATGTATTCTATCCCTACGGATAATAACTCCACTCAATACTTACCTAAGACTGTAAATGTAGCTGCTGATACTACAGATGTAGACTTCGGTGATTTAAATATGATCGACAACCGTTCTGTATTGGTATTCAAGAATTCTCAAATTCAGAAGTCTAATGCTTATACTATCGAAGGTTCTCATATTAGATTTACAGATACAGTCAAAGCTGGTACTGATGTAACTGCTGTAGTTTGTACAGACAAAAAGAAACTTGAATCTAATAATATCAAGATTTCTCATTATACTTATACCATTACATCTAAAGCAGAAAATCCTATTACTTTACCTAAAGCAAATATACCTGATTCTTATATGGTATTCTTTAATGGTAAACTAATGGATCCTAATGACTATGGTATTATTAGAGATAAGTTAGTTATTATGCACAGAGAAGACTTTAATAGAACTGGTGATAAGATTGAATTTATCTACGCTGAAAATCTTTCTAATAAAGTACTTTCTATAAACTTCTATCCTATTAGTTTAACTATGCCTTATGCTGACTTTGTTGACTTACCTGGGTTCTCTTCTATCGATATGAATCCAAATACAATGGTCTTATTCGCTAATGGTGAGTATGTAGAACCTTCTAAATATACAGTAGATAGAAATTCTATTAACTTCGATTCCGGTATGCCTGCTGGTACTAAGATTACTGTATACTTTGCTTATGAAACTTTAAATAGATACTATACTCCTTATAGTTTATCTACTTCCATCGACAAGAATAAATTCGTTATGGATGAAGCTAAAGTTAAGATTGAACAAAAAGGTCAACGCAGATTTACTATTCCATATCCAGAGAATAATAAAGAAATCCCATTCATTATTCATATGCGTGGTATCTTCATTCCAGCTGATAATTATACTATCACTATGGATAGAAGTGCTATTGTATTTGAAGATGGATTAGATGAGAAACTTATTCCTGGACAACATGTAAGATTTGTCTTCGTGTATAATGGTAATGGTGCTTATGTAAATAAACATGAATACACTAACCGTATTTCTGAAGGTGAAACTACTATACATCTACCAGAGTTATTTAAATCTGAAGTAGATTATAATGACTACATGATGCTATTCTACGATGGAGTATATCTTGATAAGAATAGATACTATATAGATTCTGATAATCGTGTAATTACACTTACTGATATTCCTAGATATGGTGAAAACCAACGTCAATTCTCTGTAGTATTATTCCATACCGGTTCTGATGAAAATGGTACTATTAATTATCTTCCTAGCTCTGGATTTTTATATCTAGATATGGATAAGATTGATAGAAATATTACCAAAGAGAATACAATGATCTTTATCAATGGTAAGAAGATAGCTAAACATCAGTTGATTGATGTGACTAACTATCTAAAGAAACTTACTATGGATATTAAAACTAGATTTGGTATGGAGATTATCAATCTTTCTCCAAAAGTATTTGAATTAAAAGATAGATATAATGAAATTAAGCGTGAAGTTAAAACTGCTTGTCATATAACTATCAATCAAACTCCAAATCAAACAATCAGAGTTCGTTGTAATGGTTCTATCTTTAGTTCTAGCTTCACAGCTAAATCTGGAGATATAATTGATGTATACGTTCAACCAGTAAATGGATATGTAGCTGGTAATCCTTCAGTTACTACTATGGCTTTAACTGGCGATGTAACTATTGAAGCTACTCTAGCTCTTAAAGGTGATTTACAAACTATCACTATCAATCAATCTGATAATCAATTGATTTCAGTTCGTTGTAATGGTGAGATTTATACTAAGTCATTTAAAGAAATTAAAGGTAAGAGTTTCGTAGCTAATATCGAATCTACAAATCCTAAATATAATCATGGTACTTTAAGTATCAAACGTGGCACTATCGGAGATAGTCCAATAGTAATTGAAGCTACTCCAGCTACTGTTAAAGATGTTGTATTTGAAATACCTGATCAAAACTTAGAGTATCAAACTTTCACAGCATATCTCTATGATGATACGATGACTAATATATTACAAACAATTACCACTCCTGGTATTTATAATGCTAAGTATGGACAATTTGTATCTGTATCTGTAGAAGCTGCTCGTGGTTACAAACCAGGTGGTTTGGATATCTATGGTGAATATGGTGCGGTTGAATTATCTAAGGATAAAACTATCATATCTCTAGGTACTCCAATTGGTCCTATTAAATACAACGTTCAAATTCCTAAGTATGATAATCAAGATATCGTTGTAGCTATTAAACCTAAAGATGAAGATATATTCAACTACTATACCTATAAATCTAAAAAGGTTGAAGCTCAATATGGTGATACCTTCGATATTAGTATTACTCCATTGAGTACTTATGTTGCTGGTAAGGTTTATACTAACTATGAAAATAGGTTAACTGGTATTATCGATAAGGAATTGGTTATCAGTGCAGATCCTGCTGAACTTCGTACAGAATTAGTCACTATTTCTGTAGATAGCGATCCTCATGCTGAGATTAAAGTTGTATTAGATAGTGGTGCCATTATCAATGAAGGACAATCTATGTCTGTAATTAGAGGTACTCATTACCTAGTAGAATGTGATGTAGATTATGATTACTCTACACCATCTTTAAATACTTGGGAAGGTACTGCTGATGTAAATACAGAAATCAAAGTATTATATCCTGCAGAAAAATTAACTGCTGGTGATAGATCTAACCAAGCTTATATTGATTTACAACCTAAAGATGGTTGTATGATTACTGTATTCAATAAGACTACTAATAAATCCCATATCAACTCCTTCTGGTGTAACTATGGTGATGAACTAGTATTCAAGTTAACTACAGAAACTGAAGGTTTATATACTAAGCTTAACGTTCCTGATAATATGACTATCAATACTCTTCGTAGAGTTGTGGTTACTAATAGCTATCCTATTCCTTTATCTCAAGTAGATTATACTTCTTACTTGAATAAACCTAAAGGAACTAAGATAAATATTCATATCGATAATCCATTAGATGCTTTCTATGAAATTACATTGATTGATGGATCTGAAGAAACTCATTCTGATATGGAAAATATCCCTATTGGTACTTCTATCTCTGTTAAACTTACTCCTCTTGCAGTAAATCCTGGTAAGTTATTTATTAATGGTATCTATATCCCTGAAGGTGTTAGAACTATTAACGTTGGTACTTATGATAATGCCGATATCTTGACTCAATGTACAGAATTGACTGTATCTTGTTCAACTGGTTATCCTATTACGACAGATACCGATCCAGATACTAATAAAGTTACTATAGTTGATAGACCATTGGCTATTATTATGACTGATAGTCAAAATTATGAACACCAAACTATCCACTTATATAGATATGATGGTAATACTGGAACTCAAAAAGAAGTTACTTTACCATATACTATTAAAATGGATACAGAAAATAACTTGGTTGAATATAGAGCTGTAAGTATAGCTGATGAAGGATACGTTCCTGGTAAGCTTAATTACAATATAATCAAACCAATCGAAGGTGCTACATATATCTTAGACTGTGACGATGCTAGAAAGATAGGTGAATAATATGGATAATAACAATAGAAAGCTTCAGCTTATAGAAGTATTCTATAGCTACTATGAACAACTTATCAATCAAGCTGAAATAGTTTTAAGAACAGATACTGAACGTGGTATCGGTGGTGTCGCTGTTCCAAATTATACAGTAACTATCCAAAGCAAACCTGGGGTTACTGTTAAGGTAATTACATATAAAGGTGGATTTACTACACATACTTCTACTTTCTCTGCTCCTAAAGGTACAGCATTTACTGTATCTTTAGAGGGAGAAAACTCTTCTAAATATATGCTTTCATTAACGGGTGGTGTATTAGTAGAAGACGTAACGATTTCTTTATTAAGTAAAGAAGATATGGCACGTTGTGCTATTATCATAGATGAACCTTTCGGTAAAGATCAACTTATTCTTACTAAGAAACAAGGTAGTGAATATTTACCTTTAGATTCTTACTTTGCATATCCAGGTGATAGAGCAGATTTCATTGTTCATGTACCATGGAAACGTAAATATGATCCAGGTATTTTGAATATAACTAGTATTCCTGTTATTCAAAAGAATACTAATATGATTTATGCTACTCCTCCTGTATTAAAGAGCGACTTCGATCCTAATATAATTGAAGTAACTGTCAATAATAAACCTTATCAAACTATCCATGTATATACGACAGATAAGTCTAATAATACTACGGATAATACCAATACATTTAGATCCGAACCTGGAGTTAGATATACTATTGAATCTAAAGCAGAACCTGGTTGGGTTGCTGGTAGTATTCATGTAAAGAATATCTATGGGGAATCTATGATTTCTAATGGTAGATTTGATATAGATGCTATAGTAACTGTAGATGATGCTAAGATTCAGTATGTTAAATTAAAGATTTCTCAAAAACCACATCAAACTATTAAAGTTAAAGTGTGGAATGAAGATGAATCTGCTTTTAAAGAATATACTGAAGATGCTTTAGTTCAAGCTAATAGTAGATTTGAAGTATCTATTACACCAGAAGCTAATTATAATGCTGGTAAGCTAAATGTAACTAGTGGTAGAATATCTAAAGATGGTAATACTATCTATGCTACTGATGCTACAAGAATGCTAATTACGATTGTTTTACAACCTGCTGAGCATGGTAGCTACTTTGTAAATACTATCGAAAATGGTAAGACTGTAAAACATACAAATTCATTTACAACTACAGTTGGAACTGCTTATGAAATAGTAGCCACTCCAGATATCTGGTGGCAGTATGATTTCAATAAACCACTAAAAGGTACATTTGATAATGATACTACCATTTCAGCTACAGCTAAAATTTGTACAGATTATGAATTTGATATGACTGTAGGACAAGATGGTGGTACACATGGTGTAAATATCATTAAATCATGGAATCCAAATTCAAGAGATCCATTATATGGTGCATTTAGTAAATGGTATATCATGGATGCTTTTCAACTTAATGTGAGACGTGGTGTAGCTAGACTTTGGTTAGCCTTTTGGGGTGGTGGAAGTGTAGCTGGTTTGTTTAAAACTTGTACGTTCGAAATCCTTATAGATGGTACATGGTATAAAATACTAGACCATGAACCGAATAGAAACTTTGATCGTAGCGGTGATATAAATAAAGAATTCTATTTGAGAAGTCCTTTATATAGACCATTGCAAACAGTTTACGAAAGTGTAGGAAAGACCTATCGGGTAAGAATGCACATAGATGTATAAAAAATAAAAGAGAATATTACCGTACCCAATATTGGGTACGGTATATCTTTTTCTTATTTTATATTTACTTTGATTTCAAGATTATCTCGAATTATACTACACATCAAATGTGTAGTTTTCAAGAAATATAGATCTGGGATTTCTACCCCTGGAGCTGGATGTTGAGTATAGGATTTAAAGCTACCTTTCAGATAGTAAGCTAGATCATTTTCACCATCCAGTAAGTATAATATTGTCTTAGTATCATAGTCACCATCGATTATTCTTTCAATGGTCTCACAGATATGCAATCCTAGTGTGAAGAAGCTAATATCCTCTGCAGTTACAACCATATTTACGGTATCTAGATTCTTGATTTCGGTTCCTTTTGGAACTACTAGAGCACCAGGAATATAATTCTGACGCATCTTTTCCAATTCTATTTTTAAATGTAATTTTATATCTTGTATATTTTCCTTACCAATTAGTTTTACCATTCTTTTTTCTCCTAATAATAATCTCTTCGTCGTCGACGTAAGAATCAGCCAAGCCTATTGTTTCATCAATAAGAAGCATATTATACCTCTCAATATTTCTTATTTCAGATTCAGGTGTATAGAATTTAGATTCTAACACTGCTCCGATGGAAACGATCTTGAGGAAGTTTTTCCTAAAATCGTTACCTAATTCTAATAGGTACGCTGCGGATACTAAATTTTTAGCATCCTCGAAAAGCACTCTAATGTGCTTTTCTTCGATTTTACGTAATTCTTTTTCGATAGAATCTTGTAGACTCATCAAATACTTTCTATCCATTTCATCTTTCTCCTTTTTACTAAAATTAAAATCTACATGATTAATTACAGATTGTTTATTTTTACAAACTTCTCGTACACGCTCTAATGGATGACCACCCCAGAGCATATACCTTCTTTGTTTTCTTGTGTCGTATCTCATAACTTCTTAAAGACACCCAATTCGATGAGTAACTCATCTGTATTTTTCCATGAGATAAGTTCAGCTTTAAGTGAATCTATATCTTCCAGTTCACTGGAATCATAGCTACATGCTACAATAGCTGCAGTACGAGCATCGGTACCGAATGTACCGATTATCCAATCTGTAATTTGAACTTGTTGTGCGTTCATTTTAATTCTCCTATTTTAAAATATTTTCCATTAATTTAGATTCTCTTTTAGCCATGAAGGATAATAAATCCTTGTTAAAAGAGTTAATTTGATTTACTTCTTCATCTGTATAACTATCAGCTATGAGAGAAGCAATACTTTCATCAGAACCACATTCATTCACCATGTAGTTTTTAAGATCTTCTTTATTCATTATTATCCTCCAATATTTAAATTAATTATACACGCTGCATACGTAATAACAACGCAGTTTGTCTGTCAATAATAAAGTTTTCCAAGACTAGGATAAATTTATCCAAGTCATTTAGTAATTCTAGTGGAGCAGAGTCAACAGCCAACTGTGCTGTTTCTTCGTCCATAGCAAACTTTTTCAAAATAGCTTCCTTTGCTTCTGCCTTCTTAGCATCAATATTTTCAATAATAGCTTCTGTACACATAATTTTTAATCTCCTATTTCTTTTTATTAGCAACTTGCTGTTCAAGTTGCTTAGACTTTTTAACCAGTTCCTCTACCTCATGGCTTTGGTACTGTTTAATAACCTCACCTTGGTCATCCACTTTTTGTTGTAGTTCTTGTATCTGTTGATACTGTTGCTCTACTTTGGAAGTGGTTACGATAGTATTATAAATTAATCCGCCGATTAATGCTAATACTATAATAGATAATAAACATACTATAAATGCTGCGATTTTTTTCTTTTTCTTAGTAGGTTTTAGTTTTATGATGTTTTTCACTGCATCATAAACTGAAGTGAATTTACGAAGAACTTTGAAGGTTTCTACATTTCCGAGAATGAAAATGTTTTCTTCAATTTCTTTATAAGTGAATCCAATAAAGTAAATGTGTTCTACTTTAGTGGCTACGTCTTCCTGGTTGAATGCTGTTTTATATTTCACCTCAACCTTATAGGTTTCGGCTCCTTCTAATTCAGCATCAGGTAAGATGAACGTTCGATATTCTTGGTAATATCTTGAGTTTGGTTTATCTAGATACAATATTCCAGGAATATCATTTTTTGTGAATACTTTTAATTCACCGTAGTTGCCTTTCCAGACAACCGAGTCTTCTATCATATCATTTAGATATGATTGGTTGGTTTCCATTTGACCTCCTTTGATATAAATTTAAATTGAGTTAATAAATACATAACTCTTTCACTATTATAATATACAAGTAAAATTTTTAATTTTTGCAAAAGATATGGGAGTGGGGAATATTCCCCACTCCACTTTTATACATTTATTGGTATACTAACATCTTTAATCTTTGCACTTATGCGTGGTTTATGTGTCGTATCTCTAAGGATATGGACGGTTCTAGGACCTAACATTTTGTAATCTTGATCTATTTTAAGTTCTTCTTTATCCATATAAACGTTAACGATACGATTGCGTGTTAGGGTCTTATAATTAGGCGGAATAGTATATACATTATCTTCTAATGTAGACATAAGATCGACTTTCATTATAATCACCTATTTCTTAAAACCAAATGCTTTAGCCACATCAATTTCATGAAGTTTAATAGTACTATCATGGAATGCTTTCATGGCAATGTTTTTAATACGAGAAGCAAGTTGAGGTAATGCTACACCAACATTCTTAAATCCAGCACGATAGAAGAAGTTACCTGCACATACATTACAAATCTTACCCTTTTCTTTGTATTCACATAGAGAAGAGAATCTCATCTTAACAGTTTTACCGATGTAATTATTGATATTATCAGAAGTAAGTTCTACTAATTTATTACCTTCAACCACATAGCAATACATAACCATACTAGCGATCTTCTTATCGATAGTAATTGTAATAGTACGTTTAGTACCACAGTCAGAACCAGCTGGTCCTAGAGTAAGATGTTGGAATGCTCTGAGGAATAGTTTTTCCCAATAACCACCAACTTGTGTTTTAACACCACGTTTATATGGACCTTCTGTCATAGACTTAGCCATATTAACATAGTCTTCTCTGCTAGTACCTTCAGCATAGTTAGATGTAATAATATTATAACCCTTAGATGGGTCAGGGTCTTTAGATGCACCTTTAAGAACGAAGATATTCTTAAAGTTGTTACCGAATTTACCCTTAGCACCAGAATCGTATAAATCCATAGATGGATCTAAACCTAATTCTTTCTTAGCTATATCTAATAATTCTTTTTCAATCTTAGAAATAGCATAGAGTTTCTTATCTGGATCTTGTAAATCTTTTTCATATTGTTTAAGAAGCTTTTCTTTATATGGACGTAAGAATTTACCCATCATAAGCATCTTATCACTAAACCCAGCACTTAGAATATTTGAATAAGGTTGGAATTTTTGAGTACGAATAAGATAGTTTTTAAGAACCTGTAAATCAATCTTATCTTCTAGTAAAGCACTAGAAAGAGTATCATTGATATAATCAAAGATCTTATCATTTACTGGTTTATTGATATAATGGAATAGATCGAATAAGTCTTGTTCAATAAAGCATTTATTAAATACCCATCTACCTACAGTAGTTCTGAAACTATTTATATTCTTATTTCCCTCTGGTCCATATGTCCCAGGAGGAACGTCAATAATATCATATGTATGGAATCTAGCTTTACCATCAAATACACCGAATGTTTCCATCATGAATGATAAAGATTCAGTTTGCTTTTGAGTTATACTAAATAAATATTCTAGATCTTTAAGATCTGTTATTACTTTAGCTCTACGATTATCAGAAGCCATGTTAGTCCTCCTTTTTGAATAATTACTTATATGTAAACCCATATAAATTTGGCGGAAAGATATGGAGTACCCAATATTGGGTACTCCGTTATCATTGCCCATATGGTATAGTAGTATGACATCCATCCATCAACTTATCATACCTTAAAATGCACTGAAACAAAGCAATCTACCAGAGTCGATCTCTATAAAACCTCTAGGTATTTCGTTTATTCATATAATAAGATAATTAATCAGTTTGGGAGGTAATTAATTTCATATGATAAGGGTGATTAATGATGAATGTCATAATACCACACCATATGGTGTGGTTACATTAAATATTGTAAACGTCTTCACTTAAGATAGTTATAAATAACTCTGTTAGACTCAAGAAGTTTTCACTATAGAAATCAAAGAAACCATCTGTCTTAAACATGGATCTATGGAAACCAATAATGTGTACAGTATTGGTATCTTCATATGATACTATTTTAGGGAAAGTATTTTTGAGTTCGTTATTTCTTATACTCCATTTAAAGCGAATATTTTGGTTTACTCTTTTAGTATTGGTATAAAGAAGACTATTAATACATTTTACAATGTATTTATTTTCTTTCTCAGTCCATATATCAAAATGTGGTACACGTTGGAAAGAATCATCTGTTCTTCTACCTAGCTTCCAAGAGTTAAAGTAGTTTTCTACTTCTTTATCGTCTACAAATATATTTTTAATTCGTCTATCGAAATATCTAGCCAAATCAATAGGATCATGTTTATGAGGACGATATTTCAAGAAACGATTACGTTTGAATAGTTTATATCTATCAGGATCTGCTTTTAATAATAATTTATCATGAATACTTAAAGAAGTATTAGGATAATTAGTATAATAGATCCCATCGAAATTCTTTTTAGTAAGATGTGTTTCTAATAGATCAAGTTTAGCACGAAGATAAGAAAGCATCTTTCTATAATCTTTTGCTTTCATCTTGTTATATTTACAGAAAGCTTTCACGAAATCTTTTCCAGATCGTTTCTTAGAATTTACAGATGGTAACCATTTAGCTAATTTAGAAGGGTATTTGCCATTAGCTACCAATTCTTTATCTCTTTCTAAAGTTTCATTAATGATGGTAAACATCATGTCCTGATAATCTGTACCTAATAGTACAAAGATATCATCCCATCTGCCATACTTATTGACAATGAGTTTTAAGAGTTTGAAATTGATATATCTTTTATTAGCATCTTGTGCCATCCATCTAAGCATATATCTGAATACATATCGTTCACCTAAACCATAACCACTTGTATGGTCTCGAATAAATAGCAACCAACGTAAACCTATTTCTTTATCTGCTTCTAATACTCTTTTTAGAGTAGCAGCCAGAATAAATTCATTAGCTAAGTCTCCGATGGCTCTAAATACACCAGTGGAATTACCAGAACGATAGTCTTTGATATTTTGTGTAATATTTCCCATTTGTTTGAAAAGATCTTCATGTTCTTCTGCAAATCTTCTAACACGGAGTTTTTCCATTAGAATCATCCTTTCCTATTTAAATATAATTTTTAAAAATCTATTCTTAGCTCAGATATAAGATAATATGCATAGTAAACTGACGTGGAGACCTATATGAGCAATAGGAGTTTACTAAAGTAAAGATACATACCATAAATATTTTTAAATGCTGTTAGAGCTAATTAGACACAAATCAATTTCGATTGACCACACCTAGAGAGTCAATTGAAAGGTAGTTAAGAGGTAACGAAGATCTCTTAATGGAGATCTTCTTATTACCCATGAAAGAAAACCAAAGCACTTATATTCTAAAATTATATTAATTGCTGTTCGTGCTTTTCTAAAAATGAATGAATACAAATTTTGTTTGATATCCCAGGATATCTATAAGATATCCTGGTTTATCATGTCGAAATTACATTCCAGGAGCGAAAGTAATGTCTAACCAGAGCTTATTACGATTGTTAAAAAATTGCTGTTAAAGCTCTTTGTAAAGGAATTTGTGTGGAAACTTCACGGCAAACCATGAAGAATCGTAGTTGGATACAGGGTGACTGAGTAGAGGGTTTACTCTCCCTGCATCAATAAAGTGTATATAGGTGTATTAAAATTAATTATTTTACTAGAAATATACAGAATAAGAAATAGTAATTGCTTTTTCTGTATCGATCAATGGTTCATTAGGGAAGTTCAAGATAGTAGCAGGACGAATATCTTGATATACTTTATTACCATGATCATCTGTTTTTAACCAAGCTGTACATAAAGAGATTTGATTAATACGTGCATCATTAAGACCTGTTGTATTAATGAAATAATCACGACAGTCAGATTTAGAAATAGATAACTGCATAGTTACAATTGTTTCAGCATCTTGTGTAGTTACCATATCATAAATAGAACCATCGATAGGTGTACCGTCAGTTAATTGTTGAATCATACGAGGATCAGAATCGAAGCGTTTAAAGTAATAAGAAGTAGCAGTTGTACCTGTCTTCTTACCAAAGTAAACTTTCTTTTCATACTCATTAAGAGATTCACCTGCTGTTAAGTATTGCAATGGTACAATATTTTCTGGAGTGATCCAAGAAGCATATTTTTCTGCATATACTTGAGAGTTTTCTCTACCGCAGCCACCTTTACCTACACAGAATAAATAAACTCTATTCTTTTCTGTAGTAGTTGTAGTATTGATAGTACCATCTAAGTTAAGAGCTGTATTATAACTAGGAGTGATTTCTACGTTATTGATATCAAACAATGCTCTTGCTAAGAAAGCACCACCAGCAATAGTAAGCATATTATGACGAGTGAAGATTTCTTCACCAGTGTCGGTATAATATGCTGTGATTTTAGTTTTGAGACGACGACCATCTAATATTTTATACTTGTCATTTTCTCTTTTAATCTTATCAGTTAAGACTAGTTCTTTTTCCATAACCTTTCCTTCCTTAATAATCATTATCTGAAGCTAAGAAGCGTAATTGATATTTCTTGTGATTAGTTGCAGCTGGAACATTGGCTTCAAGATCTTTTTCTATAACACGTAAGTCAGCATCAATAACCATAGCACCAGAATCAGGACCAAATTCTCTAGGTATTTGAGTACCCCATAATGCTATGAATGTATCTTGGAATTCATTAAATAAATTATCTTTGCTAATATAATTAGCAATTGATTTCCATTTACCATTTATATTGACTTCAAAACTTATAGATTTAGTTTGATCCCATTTACCTTCACCAGCCATTACTTTACGCTGATCTCCTAAATTATTAATCCCGACTAAGTCGAAACCAGCTAATTTAGGTGGGTTGATATTATCTGAAACAAATCGAAGTTCATCTTCAAACCATGCGTCAATTAAAGGACCGAAGTATCTATCCCGTCCTTGCCATCTACCACCAGAACCATATAGGATATGTTGACTATTTTCTACCCATCTAGAAAGACCAACTGTAAATGTAGTTGTTACCCTAGCAGCTGGAGTAGGTTTGAATTCTTTATTTCCTTCGAATCTACCAGTATATTCTGGTAAGAAACCAGTACGTACTTCAAATCCAGGATTATCTTTTACAGATAATTCAACTTCATATCTACTACCATATGGTATTTGATCTGTTGTTGTACCATCGACAGTTTTAATCAATGCACCAGTATCTTCATCGTAGAATTTAACTTTAACGTGTTGATATTTTCTATCTGTTATAGTAGCATCAAATAACTTAGCTCTAGGTTTTTCTGCAGTAACGTCAATATTGTAAGTTACAGTACCAGAATAACCGATTGTATCAGTTTGAACAATATCATCGTTTACTGTATAATTGGCATGGTAGTAACCGAAAGTATCACTATTAGTAATTACATATACATCACCAAAGTTAGCTTGAATAATTTGATCAGCTTTAGTAATAGGATAATCGATACCATTCAAATTAACGTTCATAGTTTGACGTGTAGGCCATGGATTACGAACATGAATTTGTAATTTCTTTCTAGTAGGCATACCAGCTTCGATATTTATACTAGGAGAAGTTAATCGTTCCATTGTAGTACTAGGAGCACCAGCTATAAACCCATTATCTGGTTTTACAGCTACTGTAATTAAATCACCATAATGAGCATCGAATGATTCAGTATATTCTTTACCGTTCAATGTAACTACTATAGTTTGGTGATCGTCTTGTTCTATATTAACTCTACATACTTTAGTAGTTGCAGGAGTTGCATAGATTACAGTATCACCTCGAACAATACCTTCTTTATTGTAAATTTCACCAGCATCATAATTAGGATCCATACTTACAATAGTAGCAGAGTATTGTCTACCTTCTTTAGCTACAAATGAAGTAGTATGATCAGTTCCATCATAACGAACAGTGATTTGTTGTTTATCAGATTGAATTACTTTGATATTGAAATCTCTAGCAATTCTAGAAGCTGTTGCAGTAGCTCTCATATCACCATTTACAACACCTGTAGATGAAACACGAATACCGTCTTTATCATATACTAGTAATTTACCTTGTACATGATTACCCTTACCTTCAATATTTACTTCATATTCAGTTAAATATGGAGCTTTGAATGTTTCGGTATGAGTTACACCATCAACTGCAACAGAAATAGTTTGGTCTTCAAATTTATCTATAGTGAATGTAAATTGAGTAAGCTTAGAATCTTCTAAATCAAATACAACATTGTCACTTCTAAACATATCCTTTTTAGGAAGGTTATATTTTAATGGAGATGGATCATAACCCCAATCAGAAGTTATCTTGGCTTCATACTTAACACCAACAAATGTAGGAATATTAAAGTATTTATTATCTACACCTTTACCATCTGTACTATCATTACCATTTACTGTATATACTTGATAACCGATACCATCATCGTCAAAGACTTTAAGTTCAATCTTTTGATGTGGTGGTACATGACCAATAGTAAACTTAGAAGTTTGTCTAATTGGTTCGCTAGCGGTAATGATAGTATAATGGTTAATGATACCAGAAGTGATATTAGCTACACCTGGAGTCCAACCAAATTCACTATCTACATCTACAGCAATTCTAGTACCAGCTTTAACTTCAAATGTTTCGGTATGGGTAGCCAATACATTATCAGGATTTTCTGGATCGAATTCATATACTGTAATTGTAGTATGATGAGGTGGTCTAATAACTACACGATAGTTAGTAGAAACAGCAGGGGTTGCTGTAATAGTAAGATCTTTTACTATAATACCTTTATTATAAGAAGGATAACCTGCTTTATAACCATCATCTGGAATAATTTCTACTTCAAACTCATCACCATATTTAGCAAAGAAGTCTTCAGTATAATATTCTCCATTATGAAGAACTCTAATAGTTTGGTTTTGTGTTTGTTGAATATGAACAACGAACTCTTGGTCAAACTTAGGATCAGTATTCGTACTAGTAGATTTGATAGTTAGTCTATCATACACAGGAATCTTCTCATACTTAGAAGTATGAATAGCAGATTCATAAGTCACATTCATATCGATATCAAAATACTCAACCTTATTAAGGTTAATAGTCATTTCAATATCGTCTACAGGACGAATGAAGTTAATCCGAGGATCATTATTACTAAATTGAATGAAGTCACCTTTAGAAATCATAGAAATCTTATAAGATTTAAAGAAGTTTATGATAGTAAAAGCATAATCCATCAATGAAGTTTCAGATGCACCAGGGAATCTATCAAAGATATGATGGAATTCATAACCACCAAAGTAATTCTCTAATAGATATGCTACGTTAGATACAGTTTCTGCAATCTTTTCTTTACGAGTACTTCTATCGGTAATAGAAGCAATGCGTTTGATACTATTATAAAGAACAGTATCTTTATCTTTCAAGAAATCAGTAAATGTGGTAGCAGTATGTCCGTCAGATTTCTTGAAGTAAGTAAGATTGAACTCAGTAATCATCATAGAATCATATAGATCTTTCCAGATCTTATAATATCTATACTTAGCAGCATGACCCATACCATAAGTGATTGTATCATAAACCTTTTTATTGGTTTTATATTGAGTAGTGAACTCTTCTATAGATTTTAATCGTTTCTCTGGGATAAAGAAATCCCATACTGGATACATATCTAAAGTTTGTCTAGCTTTAAGAATTTCTTTTTTAAGAGCAGGTAAATCAGCGTGCATATTAAAGCCTTTGATATACATGATCTTAGATGGAGTATCCATAATCTTATCTTCTGTATCTTGATCAAGATAAGCTAAAGCTGTGAGATAAGAGAATACATGACCAATCTTAAATTCTTTTGCTGTAGAAATATTAGGAAGAGCAACAGTTAAGTCTTCTTCTGCAGGGAAATCATCGAATAATAGGTTATAGAAATAAGCTATTTGGAATGACATGTCCGCAATATCCATCAAATAGTTAATAGCAAAGTATTTAGTACGAGCATAGTTAAACTTCTTCTTAAGAATTTGATGTTTAACTTTCTCATGTGCTGTAACCAAATCATCTTCAGCACCTACACCATCCCAGAATACATCTTCTAGTGTCATTAAGTCATAAGGTTTGATATTAGACTTAGCCATAATGTCATCTACGAAGTATTCTTTATCTAGAGGAACACCAACGAATTTCAAATCGAAGTTCTTATCCACATCTTCTTCAGAAGATTCAAAGATATAATAAGGATCATCTAGATAAATGAATGTAAATGTAAGATTAAGATACTTCAATACATCATTAGGATTCTTGAAGGATAAATTACCGTTTACTATTTCATATAAACTTGGATCTATAACTACACCATTGGAACTTACATACCATTTCCAATTATTTTGAATGAAGTTTTCAAATGGAACTGGAATCTTGATTTGTAAATCATTATCAACAGCATCTTCTGTAGTTATAGTTTTATTCTCAATAATAACTCGATTAGCTGAATTAAGCAAATACTTATTATTATAGAAATACAAGATAGAAATGGTTTCACCTTTCTTAAAGTTTCTACCTTTAATAGAAACACTTGTATCTGTAAATTTAATATTATTTGGATTTACAATACGAGTTCTATGAGAAACCATAGCACCTTGTAAAGTTGTAAAGTAAGGTGAGAATGGTACATTGATACCAAAGTCAGTTTGACCATCGCTGGATACTTCAATTAACTCTTCTGTAACTTTAATAGCTTCAGAGGATTCAATACCATAAAGATATGAGATATTGATAGTAGTACCAACGTCTGTAATGAGGTCTTTATCTTTAATAGTAAGAGTAGCTGTTTGTTCATTGATAGTATATTGGTTAGGTTCTAGGAACTTACCATATACATCGACAATCACTTTACCATTCTTAGCACTAAACCCATCAACTGGGAATTTAAGATTAGGATAAACAGTTTGGTCTTTAGCACCAACTTCTAATCGTTGAGTACTCATAGAAATATTAGTAGCTTCAATACCAGCTGGACCATATCTATAAATAACTTCTACTTTATCTGTCTTTCTAGCACCAATAGCTCTAGAATTAAATGATAAAGTATTATTATAAGCTTGATACCAATCTTGCTCTAACCATTTATCGTTGATCTTAACGAAGACTTTATATCCAGTACGGAAATAGTTTTCGATAGGTGGGTGAAGTTTAAATTCAATTTGTCTATCTTCATTATGCTCAAGAACTTCTACATGAGTTTTTAACTCAATATCAGAATATACTGCAGCTTCAGCATAAATGAAGTTGAATGTAAGATTAACGCCGTATTGTACAGAATCAGTATCGTTTAATTGAATAGTATTCGTATCAATGAACGTATATCTACTAGGAGAAATGAAAGTACCGTTATGAGTTAAGAAGAAACCATTACCGTTTGCACAGTAGTTGGTAAACGGTTCAGGTACTTTAAAGATCTTTCTATCATAATCTTCAGATAATACATCAACTCTAGAGAATTTAGTATTAGAATAATTATTATAGAGATATAGTACAAATACTTCTCTATCTGTAGTACCACCACCATAAGTTGGTTTGATAGTAATTGTATTCGTTTTGATATCTATATCATAAGCATCTTTTTGTAATGGTTCACCAGCTAAGAATACTATTAAATCATTACCTCTAGAGATATAGTTTGCTGTAGGTGGAGTAAATTTGAACTTATTATGGCTCATCTTAGCTACATCTAATTTCATGAATAATGAATTATCTGTATCTACCTTATTATTACCACCTTTAGTTCTATCATCATAATAGAAGTTATATCTAATATCAGTAGCACCATTACCTAAACCATTTGGTTTGATTTCTAAATGGTCATAGTTATTTACATCGTAGTCGGTACCACGAGTAGCTTTAACCCATTTATTATCTCTCTTAAACCATACATCCATTACATTACCTTTTTCAAGGAAGTTTTCAAATGGATATGGAATAGTAAGGTCATTTATCTTACGTTCTATATTGGTTTCTAACAGCATATCATTCCAACGAGAATCTTTAGTTACCATTTCTTCATATACGAAGTTACCCCAACGATCTAGTTGTCTATCTCGAAGGATAAAGTATCTAAAGATAGTAAGATTTTCTACACCAAATAGATTTACAATATCAAACATACCTCTTGCAGAGGATTTATTATGAATCAATTTATTTAAATTCTTAGCAATACGTTTTTGATATTTAAGAGGAATGGATTTATAATATTCCATACCAAACTTTTCAAAGATTGCTTCTACACATGGTCTATCTAGTAATTCATATTTAAGTATATTTTCCTGAATCTTAGATAGCATCTCTGTCATAGTTAATAATAGAATCAATAGACAGATAAAGTTACAGTAGAAGTCAGAATTGTATTTGAATGCTTCAGAATAAATAGCATATCTTACATAGATACGGTTTTGTTCATAATTATATCTAAATTGCTCAGCAATATTTTCTTCTTCAATTGTAGGTGTGTACAATAGTTGGAATCCATATGCTTTACGAGCAGAATATGGAGTAATACCACATTCAATATAGTTAAGATAGTCCGCTTGTGGATAGTCTGTTTTGATTTGTTCTAAAATACCATAAGAGTTAAGTAATTTAGCACCAGATGCACCTATTTCATGCACATAAGTAGCATTCCATAAGTTTCCATCAGGTAATAGGTATTCATAGTCTCTAAGAGGAATACCATAATCACCAATCTTAGGCAAACCACAAATAGTACGATAATAATCATTCAATTCAGTATATGTATTGATATAATCTTTCATATACAACTGACGTAAAGGTTCTTTTAAACCTTCAGGTATATCATCGTAGCTATATGCTCTATTTTCTGTACGATTTGTTCTTCTAGTAATGATAAAGTTAGCAAGCTCTGGATCTACTCCAACTTTCAACATTTGATCTTTGCTAAATTCGCAAATTTCATATGGTACATTACCTTCGGTACTCATAATAAGCATATCAGCTTGGATTAATGAATCTTCTGTTTCATTGTTATCTGCTTCTTGCTCATTCTTAATTACAGCACCAAAAGCTAATTGTTTTACATAATAAAGTAACTCATCAACGAATGGATTGTTCGAATATGTCTTACTTATTTTATAATTTGCCACAATGTTGACTCCTTTCTTTATATAATGATTATTAGTATGTATAAGCTCCTCGTTTTTTCCAGTATAACATATAGATAATCCCTAAACCCTACCAATTTAATCATTATAGGAGGCTTGCTAAATGCAACACCAAGAATTCATTAACCCTAAAGAGGAGTTCCCTGGGATTTTCACATACGATGATTTTAATCCAAAACTCTGTTCACCAAATTCTCCTTATGAGATTGATTTTTCTCAATCTAAAGAGACTTTGATGGATGTGGATTTATATCGTAAATTCCTATACTCCGCAATTAGTCGGTTCCGCTCTAGTGCCTTCTATAAGCACTATAAAGCACACCTAATTTTTGATTTAGGTTTGGACCGATGTCAATTACATCCACATATTACAGTAACTGGAGAAAAAGAAGTTGCTAGTTTAGAGATGCATCATCATGTATTAACTATCTTTGATATCGCTTACATTATTTGTGAGCATACTCTTAATACATATGGCACTCTTACTTCTTTTGATTTAGCTGAGATGATTCGAATGGAACATGAAGCTCATCGAGTAAATGTGGTAATGCTTTGTAAAACATGTCATGATATTTATCATGATAGATTGGATAATTTCAAAGTTCCATCTTATTTAGGATTTGGTAAATGGTGGGAGCTATTAGATAGATACAAATATGGTATCAGTAAGCCTATTGCTGATAAAATCTACTATATGCTCAAGAACGATCTCTATGATCAAAATGGAAACGAAGAAAAAATAATGAAGTTGCTTGAATTACGAGACAATATCGTACAATGGAGCGAGCTTAATAATCATTATTTCGGAACGTAGTAAAATAGCAAAAAAATAAAAGAAGATATAGGGATGCTCAATATTGAGCATCCCATATTTTTATCTTATTTCTTATTCTTTTTCATTTCTTGAATGTGCAAGATTAAGTCGGCTGTTTGTTCGCCAACTAATTCCCCTGCTTTGTTAGCTTGTCTGATAGCTACAATCATAAATAACCAAGATGCGATAACTTTTAATACTTTTACTGCTGTTACTTTTTTCATTTTAAATACCTCTTTCTTAAATTTTGGAACGTAGTAAATTGTGTTATTTTTTCGTTTGCTCATTTAATTCAATACAGAATTCGGCAAGCTCTCTACCATAATTCTTGCCAGCTACAAAGATCAAACCTAAAGACAAAAGAACTTTCACTGCTTTGAATACTAATTTCATTTTAAAATCCTCCTAAAATAAAATACATTTTGAGATACAATTTAT